GGCACGACCGGCGAGGAGGAAGACCTCCCGTTGGCGGAACAGGTCGCACGGTTCGAAACGGCGGTCATTGCCGAAGCGCTGACCAGGACCGCAGGCGACGTCGCCGCTGCCGCCGAGACACTGTCGATGTCGCGCCGCAGCCTGTACGACAGGCTGCAACGCTATGGCCTGGACCCGAGCGAGCACCGCCGGTCAGGCTGAGCCCCGATTTTTCTGAAACGCCACTGGCGCACCCGAAGGGGCTGCGAAAGGCGTTTCGGATCAACGGGATACGTTGGCTAACGCTTTCCCCATCACGAACGGAAAACTGCGGCGTCCCGCACTTGATGGCTAACCTTTTCGGCGTCGTCCGATGACGCCGGCACAGGTCATTACCCAGCATTTCAAAGGCGAGTGGAACGGATCACAGGGCGCGTTCCCGACGCCCGGACATAGCGCGTCCGATCGCGGTACGACGGTGAAAGACATTGCCGGCGGCGATGTCGTTTTCTGCTGCCACAACGATAGCAATTTCGATTGGCAGGCGATGAAAGACGACTGCCGCCGGTTGGGTTTGCTTCCCGATCGCATTCGCCAATCCAGCGACGATCGCTGGCGCGTCACCGGCACCTATGAATATGCCGACGCCGATGGCGCGATCGCGTACCGCACGATCCGCGTCGAAAGGACGGGCGAGCGCAAGCAGTTCCGCGCACAACGACCGGACGGGCGTGGCGGGTGGCTGAACGGGCTTGATAAGAACGCGGCGCGCATCCTGTACCGTTTGCCTGACATTCTGGCAGCGGATAGCGCCAGTATCGTCTATCTGACGGAAGGCGAGCGCAAGGCCGACAAGCTGGCGGGCTGGGGCTTCGTCGCCACCGCCATCGCGTTCGGCGCGAAAGGCTGGCGCGACAGCTACGCGACGACGCTGGCCGAACGTACCGTCGTAGTCCTGCCCGACAACGACGACGAAGGGCGCGGGTTCGCCGAACGCGCGTGCAAGAGCATCACCGCCGCCGGCGGGCGTGCGTTCGTCCTGCCGTTGCCCGATCTGCCGCCGAAGGGCGATATTATCGACTGGAACGGCACGCCTGAAACCCTTCGTTCTCTCACGGCGTCGCTGATCGATCCTCCCGTTCCCATGCTCCCGCTGATCGATCCCGGCGCGTGGGAAGGCAGCATCGCACCTGCGCGCGCATGGGCGTTGCAGGAATGGATACCGGCACGACAGGCGACGTATCTGACGGGCGCGGGCAGCACCGGCAAATCGTTGGTATCGCAGCAACTGGCGACGTGCATCGCGCTGGGACGCCCGTTTTTGGGCGTGGAGACGCGCCAGTCGGTGGCGCTGTACCTGACGTGCGAAGATGACGTGGACGAACTCCACCGCCGGCAGATGGCGATCTGTGCGGCGCTGGGCGTATCGCCTCGCGATCTGTCAGGCCGGTTGCATCTGGTGTCCCTTGCCGGCGCGATTGGCAACGAGCTTGCGACCTTCGACCCACAAGGCCGGATGCTGACCACTGAAGCATGGGCGATGCTGCGAGGCACCGTCATGCAAACCCGCGCCGGCTTCGTGGCGCTCGATAACGTCGCGCACCTGTTCGCGGGCAACGAGAACATCCGCAATCAGGTAGCGGCGTTCTGCGGCCTGCTGAACGGCCTCGCCGCCGATGCGGATGCCTCGATCCTGTTCATCGGCCACCCGAACAAGGCGGGTGACAACTTCTCCGGCTCGACGGCATGGGAGAACCAGGTGCGGTCGCGCCTGTTCCTCGATCGTCCTACTGGCGACGACGATGCGTCGGCAGACCCCGACGCGCGCACCCTGTCGCGTGCGAAGGCCAACTATGCGCGCACTGGCGAGACGCTAGGCTTCCGTTGGCACCAGTGGGCGTTCGTGCAGGAAAGCGATCTGCCGCCGAACGTGTTTAGCGACATCGCAGTGACGGCCCGCGCCGCCACGGAGAATGACCTGTTCCTCCACTGCCTTGCGCGTTCGACCGCAGCGCGACGTGCCGTCTCGCATGTGAACGGCAGCAACTATGCCCCCCGCATTTTCGCCCAGATGATCGAGGGCAAGGGAACCAGCCAAGGCGCGTTCGAGCGCGCAATGGAACGGTTGCTCCACCTTGGCACGATCCAGTTCGATGCGCCTTTGTGGCGCGGTGACAACCGCCATTGGAAGAAGGGAATCAAGCTCGTTTCGCAGGATGACGAGAATGCGCCAACCCCCGCGCCAACCCCTGCGCTAACCCCTGCGCCAACCCTGCGCCAACCCGCGCCGGCCTCCAGAGAGGTTGTGCGCCAAAACGCGCTGACCCCTGCGCCATTACCCCCCCTATATACTACGTATATAGAGGCGGCCCCGGAGGCCGCCGCTCCCTTTGATGATTACGACTGGGAGATCGAGCCGTGAACACAGCTTCTCGCCTCGCGGCTATCTCCAAACAGGTCGGACGCTTGCGGCCCGACTGGCGCAACCCGGAACGGTATTTCGAAGAACGCAGCGAGATCGAACGCGCGCTGCGCGCGCTGGTCCATGAAGTGAATGAGGGAGGCCGACGTGGCTGACTGGCCCTACAACACCGCCACATGGAAGCGTTTGCGGTTGGCGCACCTGTCGCTGTCACCGATGTGCGTCGGGTGCGAGGCGATGGGGATGGTGACGCCCGCCAACACTGTCGATCACATCACGGCCATAAACGATGGTGGCCCGCCGTTCCCCGGCCATGACGGCCTCGCTAGCTACTGCACTGCCTGCCACGGCGCAAAGACGGCACGGGGAACGGAGGCCGGTGCGGTTCGGACGCGCAAGCCCCGGCGCGGCTGTAATGCGGACGGCACGCCGCTCGATCCCGCGCATCCGTGGCACGGAAAATCGCTCAAAGCTGACCGGATAAGACCGATGGTGAACGTTTTTCCTCAATTAGTTTCGGGAGTTAGGCGGGATGGGTAAGCGCGGACCCGGCGCGGGGCGGTTGCGGCAGGCCGCTGCCGGCGCGCCGGTGGAACAGGTTGGTTGGGACGGCACGATGTTCGCGCCGCTCGATCCTCCGCGCCCTATCGCGGTCGCTGCGCACCCGTGGGAACAGGCCGGGATGCCTGCCGACGAACGGGTACTGGCGTTCCTGCGCACCCTGCCGATCGTCTCCGGCCTGCGCGCCGGGGAGACGATGGAATTGCTCGACTTTCAGGAACAGTTCGTGCGCGCCGTGTACGGACCGGTCGCGTCGGACGGCGGTCGCCTCGTTCGCCTCGCGGCGCTGTCGGTGGCGCGTGGCAACGGCAAGTCGGCGGTGCTGGCCGGGCTGTCGCTGGCGCACCTGCTGGGGCCGATGCAGGAGCCGTATGGCGAGTGTTATTCCGCCGCCCTCGATCGCGAACAGGCGGGCGTGCTGTACCGAATGACGCGGGCGTACATCGAGCATGTGCCATGGATGGCGGCGCGGGTGAACATCCGCGATTGGCACAAGGAAATCATCGACGAACGCAGCAACTCGATCTGGCGCGCGCTGACCTCCGACGCGCGCAAGGCGCATGGCCTTGCCCCGTCATTCTGGGTCGCGGACGAAGTGGCGCAATGGCGCTCGCGGGAACTGTGGGACAACCTGAAAACCGGCATGGCGAAGCGCCGCAACGCGCTGGGCGTGACGATCTCGACGCAGGCCCGCGACGATTTTCATTTCTGGTCGCAGATACTGGACGCCGAGCCGACGCCCACATTCCACGTTCAGCTTCACGCCGCGCCGTCCGATTGCAGGCTGGACGATCGCGAGGCGTGGCGTGCGGCGAACCCTGCGCTGGGCGAGTTCCTAAACGAGGATGAGTTCGCCGATTCGGCGGCGATGGCGATGCGGTCGCAGTCGTTCGAGGCGGCGTTCCGGCTGCTCAACCTCAACCAGCGGATCGATGGCGAGGCGCGGTTCCTGAACCCCGTGGACTGGGAAGCGAACGGCACCCCGTTCGACGTAAGCGAGCTGGAGGGGCAACGCTGTTACGGTGGCCTTGACCTGTCCAGTACCCGCGACCTCACGGCGCTGGCGTTGTGGTTTCCCGACGCCGGCAAGCTGCTGGTGTGGCATTTCGTGCCGGAGGACACGATGCGCGAACGGTCGGAGCGGGACCGGGTGCCGTATGACCAGTGGGTCGCGGATGGCTGGATCGAGGCAACACCAGGTCGCGCTACCGATCGACAGGCAATCGCCCATCGCCTCGCGGACATTCGCCAGTCCTACGACGTGCAGGGCATCGCGTTCGACCGGTGGCGGTTCGAGGATTTGAACAAGCTGCTGACGGACGAAGGCATCGACCTGCCGCTGTCCGAGTTCGTGCCGGGGTTTCGGTCCTATGCGGCGGCGATCGACACGTTCGAGCGGGCGGTGCTGGATCGGCGAATGCAACACAACAATTCGCCCATCCTCAAATGGCAGGCAGGTAACGTCGTCGTGAAGCCCGACCCCGCAGGGAACCGTAAGCCAATGAAAGACAAGTCGTTCGATCGGATTGACGGTATCGTCGCTGCAATCATGGCATGTAGCTTGGCTGGCAAAGATGAACGCTGTGACACATATAACGGTGACGGCATTCTCTGGCTTTAGCCGCCCTATGCTAAGCCATTCGCATTCGCTACATTTATTTTGCAGAACGAAAGGAATGCACATGCAAGAAGATAAAGTTGTAAAAACCTTGGAAGAGTTGTCCGGTTATATCGACTCTGACGGCGCAAGCCCGCTAGATCGTCGGGTAAGTTACAGAACGGTAACCGAGGCTAACCAAGAAACTTGGACGTTCGTCATTCCGAAACGGCAAGGGCCGAATCAATAAGCGCTCGTATTGCCTCTGGCCGTGAGATGTCTGGATTGTAGCACGCAATCCAGACATCTAAACGTTCGAGCAGATCAGGCGGCATTCGCACGGTCACGGGCGTTGCGTTAACGGCGGGCCTTCCGGGCCGCCTCTTTCTGACATCGACAATTGACATAGCCAATTTGCAATGTCAGAAACTGCGAGCCGACGCAAGGATTTGGCCCCTCGCGCCGGCTCTAACCAAACCGTCTGTTGAGGAGACGATCATGGCTGTTCTCGCCCCTATCACGGGCGCGCCGACGCGCGCATCTGAAATCAACCGGCGTGGCTTGCTGGCCGGGCTGGCCCTTGCCCCGGCGCTTGCCGCAATGCCGTCCGCTGCCAGTGCCGCCGATCGCTGGGACATGCTTCGCGCCGAGTTCGAGCGCGCCGCCGATACCGCGCTGACCTATCACGAAACCGTCTACCAGGTTGAGCGCGCACGGGTCGATGCAATGGCTGGTGAACAGCCTCCACTATGGTTCGAACATACCGCACGGAGTGGTCAGACGGCGCGGTTCGCTGTGGTGCCGGGCAAGCAATTCCCGTTCGCGTCACCGCTGCTCGACCGGCTCCACGACGAAGCCGCAGCGAAGTGGGAGGCTTGGCGCGAACGCGACGATCGCGCCGAACGCGATCCGCGCTGGCTTGCCGTTGATGCGGAGATGGCCCGGCTATGGGACATCGAGAACGACGCGCGGGTTGCCCTGATGCACGAACCCGCGCCGCACGGTCGTGCGCTGGCTCTCAAAGTGCAGCTGGCAATCGCGAACGATGACCTCTGGGATGAGGATCGAGCGGCACTTTTAGAAGACGTGCGGAGAATGGCTCCAAGCTGCTAATTGCGAGACTTGCAGAAAGGTTTCTAGCGCGCTACATGCCTATCTGCAACTTGCACAGAAAGAACGATGCCCCGCCTCTCCGTCCTGATCGATGATTTCGCCGAGCGGTTCAGCTTCGAACGATCGAAGCTGAACGGCTTGGCGCGCACGATGCGTGAGGCGGGGTTGCTCACGTCGGGCGCTCGCGGCGTCAACGCGCCGTCTGCTACGCCGATGGACGCCGCGCGGCTGCTAATCGCCATGATGTTGAACAGCGCGCCGCCGAGCGTTGTCGAGGACGTGCAGCTTGTCGGTTCGTTCGCACCGCTGAACCCCGACGCCCTTCCGGCAGGCTTCAAACCGGATTGCCTCGAACATGGCTTGGCGCTGCTGATCGAGTACGCCGGAAAGCGTGCGGTGAGGGACGTTGCGATGACGGAAGTCATCCAGTTTCAGATTATCCCCCACGCGGCCATCGCCGAAATCCACATTCACGGCGCAAGGCGTCGGAAGGCGGATTTGATCGGCTTTTCGCACCCCGACATGGTTGGGGTCGACCTCGCGGGCGAATTGCCCGAATCCTATCGCAACGCAGTCAAGCGTTTCCCCACCGGCTTCTATCAGAAGCCGTTGATGGCGAACCGCGAACTGCTCGCTGTCGGTGCCCTCGTAATGGGTGACGACGAATGACTTCCGCCCCAAATCTTGCGGCTGCCGCGACGCGGCCAACAACGGGAAGCTGGATGCCGGGGGCGGTCGCGACCGCAAGCGCGCATGAACGGTTCAATCCAGCAACGTCGCACCCATCACCCATCGTCGTGAGACAGACGGACCCGACCATCGTCGCGAGACAGACGGGCATCACCGCGCCGGGGGCAACCGCCCCCGGCCAGCATGAAGGATACCAACGTGGATAAGCTGGCCGAACTTCTCGAACAGCGCGGGCAAATCGTCGCCCGCATGAACACCGCCCATACCGCCGACGACGGCGAAGCGTTCACGACCGCCGAAGCCGAACTGCGTGCGCTGGATGCGAAGATCACCCGCGCCCGCGCGCTCGACGCCGCCGATCGCGCCGACCCCGGTACGCCGATCCATGGCGAGCATACGCCGGAGTTTCGCAGCTACAGCCTCGCCCGGCGCATCGCCGCGTCGCTGGACAACACCATCGACGCCGGGCGCGAACGCGAGATCGAACAGGAACTGGCGCGCCGCTCGAACCAGTCTGCACAGGGCATCCGCGTGCCGCTGGAATATTTCGAGACGCGGGCGACGCAGACCACCGGCACCAGCGCCGCGATCGTCCCCACCGACTATCGCCCGGAACTGTTCACGTCGGCGCTGACCTCCGCGACCGTCATGCAGCGGATGGGGGCGACGGTGCTGACCGGCCTGTCGGGCAACGTCGTCATTCCGCGCGAAACGGGTAGCCCGAACGTCGGTTGGGTCAGCGAGGACCAAGCCCTGCCGACCGGCAACGCGACGTTCGACAGCGTGAGCATGGAACCGCACCACGCCGGCGCGATCACCGAAATCAGCCGGCAGCTTATCATGCAGGCCAGCCCCGCCGCCGATGCGATCCTGCGATCGATGCTGTCGCGCAACCTCGCGCTGGAAATCGACCGCGCCGCGATCGTCGGCAAAGGCACCGGGGCCGAACCGCGCGGTATCCTCAACGATCCCGATGTTGTCAGCGTGGCATACGGTGCCGACCTTTTCACCACCACGGCGGACATGATCGCCAAGGCGGACCTCGCGAACGTCGGCAGCACGCGCGCCTTCCTTTCGACCAACGGCGTGAAATCAACCGCGCTCGTTTCGCGTGACGGCAATGGCCGTTTCATTCCGTTGAGCGAGACGTTCCACGCCGAACCTGCGTTCTTCTCCAACCAGGTGCCGAAAACCCTTGGGGCCGGAAAGGACGAACACGGGCTGGTGTATGGCGACTGGGCCGATTTCCTGATCGGCATCTGGTCGCAACTCGACATCCTCGTGAACCCCTATGCCGAGACGGCGTACAGCAAGGGCAACATCCTGATCCGCGCCATGGCGACGGTCGATTTCGGCGTTCGCCGGCCGGCCAGCTTCGTCAAGGCGACCGGTGTCGGAAAGGCGCGGGCATAATGGCCGGCGGCACCCTCGAACGGCGACAGGCCACCGAACTGCGGACCAATGGCCGCAAGCTGGAGGGCTATGCCGCCACATTCCATTCGGACGCCCGGATCGGATCGTTCGTGGAAACGATCCTGCCCGGTGCGTTCCGTGCGGCGCTGGCCGGTGACGTGCTGGCGCTGCTGGATCACGACACCGGCAAGGTGCTGGGGCGCACGCGCTCCGGCACCTTGCGCCTTTCCGAGGACACGCGCGGCCTCGCCTTCTCGCTCGATCTGCCCGACACCGCCGCCGGCCGCGACGCGCTCGCACTGGCGGAACGTGGCGACCTTGGCGGCATGTCGTTCGGCTTCAACGTCCCGAAGGGCGGCGAAAGCTGGAACGGGGAGCGGCGCACGCTCTCCACGATCGGCCTTAGGGAAATCAGCATCATTTCGGCATGGCCGGCCTATCCCGACACGTCGCTGGCGCTGCGCGCACGCGGTGCCGGGCAGGATGCGCGCCGTCGCCGCCTCATCATCGCGGAGCTTGGCGCATGGGACTGATGGATCGCCTCGCCGTGCTGGCGGGCTATGAACGCCGGAACGACGCCGCCGACCCGTCATGGGCGGCTATTGCCCCCGGCATCGGGTGGCCCGGCGCGCTGTCGGCACGCGCGGCGGAAAGCCTGTCCGCCGTGCTGGCCTGCTCGACGGTTATCGCCAGTTCGCTCGCGAGCATCCCGGCGCTGATCTATCGCCGGGAAGGCGACAGCCGCGTCGAGGCCATGGCCCACCCGCTGCGCGCGATCACCCGCGGCGGCGTCAACGACCATATGACGTGGCCGGACTTCCTCGAACACCTTATCGCGTCGGCGCTGCTGACCGGCAACGGGCTGGCCGAAATCGTGCGCGCCGGCAACGGGCAACTGACAGGCTTTCGCTTCATCCCGTGGGGCATGGTGACGGTCGCGTACCTCGCCAGCGGACGCCTCGCCTATGACGTGACGGACGGGCGCGGTGGCACGCGCCGGCTGCTGCAAGGCGAGGTGCTGCACCTTCGTGACCGTACCGACGACGGCTTTATCGGGCGGTCGCGATTGAGCCGGGCTGCGGAGACGGTGGAGGCGGTCGCATCCTCGAACCGGTTCGCGAAAAGCTTCATCGAACGCGGCGCTGCCCCCAGCGGCGTGATCGAGGTTCCGGGCCGCTTGGAAAAGGACATGCGGGAGCATCTGCGCGACCAGTTCAACGCCCGCCACAGCGGCGCTGCAAAGGCTGGTAGCACGCTGATCCTCGACGGCGGCATGACGTGGAAGGCGGCGCAAATCAGCCCAGAGGATGCCGAGCTACTCGAAACGCGTAAGTTTGGCGTGGAGGAAATCTGTCGGCTTTTCCAAGTGCCGCCGCCGCTGGTGCAAGACTACAGCCACAACACCTTCACCAATTCCGAGACGGCGGGCCGCTGGTTCGCCATGTTCACGCTGTCGCCATGGGCGCGCAAGATCGAGGCCGAGTTCGCCCGTAGCGTGTTCGCGACTGGCGCGCCGTTCGAACTGGAACTGGACCTGTCCGCCTTCCTGCGCGGCGATCCTGCGACGCGCTGGAACGCCCACAAGATCGCAATCGACGCGGGCGTGCTTGACGCGGACGAGGTTCGTCATATCGAGGGTTGGAACCCTCGCGCCAAGCCGGCGGAGGAACAGACCAATGCAGCCTGAAATTGTCACCTTGGCCGAAGCCAAGCTGTTCCTGCGCGTAGATAGCGATGAAGAGGATGCGACGATCCGGTTGCTGATCGACGGCGCGACCGAAGCCGCGCTGCGGTTCGCAAACGGCATCGACCCGGCATCGCCGCCCCCCAGCCTCAAAATCGCAATCCTTACGCACGTCTGTCGGGCGTTCGATCATCGTGAGGACCATGCCGACATGCCGGTGTCGGCGGAACGTCTGTTAGCGCCGTTGCGCCGGTTGGAGGTTTGACGATGACCGCGCGCAAAATGGTTCGCAAGGCCGAACTGGATAGTGTTCTGGCGTCGCTCAAGAAGGTCGGAATGGATGCCCGCATCGAGATTGAGCCGGGACGCATCACCTTAGTGACGGGCCGTGCTGCAACTGCGCCTTCTACCAACCCGCTGGACGATATGTTCGGATGAAGCGGCGCTGGCTCCCTACGCATGTCAGCGAATATGTCAGCAAAGGGCGGACATATTATCGCTTCCGGCGGAAGGGTTACAAACCCTACACGTTCAAGAGCGCGCCCGGCACGGAAGGCTTCCGTGAGGAACTACGCGCCTGCCAAGATGGCCTGTCCGCGCCGCTTATCGAGGTTGGCGAGGACAGGGCCGCCCCCGGCAGTTTCGATGACCTTATCGCCCGCTACTACCGATCGGCGGATTTTCTCGATCCGAGCGATGCAACCCGCAAAAACTATCGCGGCGTGATCGAGCGTTGGCGCCAGCGCGTGCGCAAGGGCCGGCGCTACGGCGAAATCATGGTCCGGGATCTGGAAGCCCGGCACGTCGAGACGATGCTTTCGGAGCTGCTACCGCATCGCACAGCGGCGAACATGCTTCGCAAACGGCTATCCGCGCTGATGAAGTTCGCCGTGCGTATCGGCATGGCCCGGATCAACCCGATCGCCACGACGCGACCTTTCAAGGTTGAATCAGGCGGCTTCCATACGTGGTCGGAAACCGAAATTGCCGCTTTCGAGGCACGGCATCCGCTTGGCAGCAAAGCTCGGCTCGCGTTGGACCTGATGTTGTGGACCGGCCAGCGCGGCGGCGATGCCCGTACGATGGGGCCGGCCAACGTGCGCGACAAGCGGATCGTAGTTACGCAGGAGAAGACCGGAGCGATAGTTTCGCTACCCGTTCTGCCGCCTCTTGCGGCCTCGATCCTCGCAGCACCTTCCGGCGGCTTGGTGTTCCTGTTGAACGAGTATGGCCGTCCCTATTCACGAAAGGGGTTCGGCAACAAGTTCCGCCAATGGTGCGACGAGGCCGGCCTGCCCCAGTGTTCCGCGCACGGCCTGCGGAAGGCAGCGGCACGCCGATTTGCCGAGGCCGGATGCTCGAATCAGCAAATCAAAGCTTGGACCGGACACACGACCGATAGCGAGGTCGCACGGTACACTGCCGCCGCGTCCCAGGAACTGCTTTCCGATGCCGCTGGCGACATGCTGATGGCTAACTTGCGTCAGCGGTTAGCCATCGACCCCAATAACCACCTGAAAAAGGCCAATTAAATGGAAAAGGTGGCGCACCCGGCATGATAGAAATGGGCACTCAGATCATTGGGAAATTTCGATCCAACGCGCGATCGGATGACTGCTCATGCTAATGCGGCCCAGATGCACCCTGCGCAACGCTGATAGCAAGAATTGCGGGTAGTCCTGGGCGACGCATGAGCGTAAGGAGGTTTTGCAGGATCCGCCCGGCGTAGCCGTTCCTGCTGAGAGTGTTCTGCCGAACACGCCCCACTGGGGGCGCTTCGCGCCACACGAGCATGGTTGCGGGACGACGCCTCAAGGCGGTGATGCGTCGCCCCTCATGCGGCTGGCCAATCGCCTGAAAGCGGCCATTCGCGTCGGGACGTGCATATTGCGGTTCGCGCTCAGATCGTCTAGAATCAGGGCGTAGCTCGATCCGGCGTCGACCTCGACCATGCATTGCTCAATCGGTCCGTCATCAGCAGGCTCCAGAGAATATGCATCCGACATGGTTCTCTCCATTTGAATAGTCATGCGAACGGGCACGTGGAGGTCGCCGATCGGTCGGCTCGTGACGTGAATGGCGTGACTTTGGAACGGGCGCTTGCGATCTCCCACGCCGCGATTCCTGAACTTGTCAATCCCGTCGGAGTAGAGCCAGTATCGACCGGGCTCGAGCCAAAGTCCGTGGCGAGCAACGGCTTCGATCTTAAACGAACCCATGCCGTCGCCGGCCCATAAGCGCAGGGTGGCCAGCGCCTCGGCAGCATCGCGGTTTGCGACGGAAAAATGAATGGAATCTACATTAGCATAACAGAGTCTGGCGCTCGGAGAGAGGGAAAGCACCCTTTCCATGGCTTCTAACAGCACGATCCGGCCTCGAGCAACGATGCGCTGGCCAAGCATAAAGCAGGAGCTGCCTTCGTCGAGTGCGGGTGCGGTGACAACGGTCAAACCATCCTCCGCTCTGGAGGTAATGCCGCGGTGCCGGAGTAGCCACGTATCAACGGACACCTCGGGCTCGTCGTCGGGGGGGGCGATACCATGAACGTGTCTCAAGTACTCCATGGCCGCGCCGCGACGCGGAAATGCGAGGCGCTGCCGGCGGGGTCGGCTCGCGCAAGCCGACAGCAGCGTTGCGAGAAACTTCTCGCGGTCGGCGAGAGCTTTGTTTCCCTGGGAACCGTAGTTCGAGCGCCTCGCGAAGCACCTTGTCGCCTCCCGAGCGAGCGGATGCGCTATAGTCTCGATGGAGACGACAGCATCGATAAGGTAGATCTTCCCGAAATGCCGCGAGAACCAGGCCACCTCGAAATCATTGAGATCGACTTCGATCGGGCCTTTAAGCGATGTCCGCAGCCGTCGACCGGCGAACAGCGTGCGAAGCGGATTGTGCCGACGGATAAAGTCGGTTGAGGGATGTTCCAGCACGCAGCGATACAGACCAATCTCCAGCGGCTCTCCAAGCTGAAATGGCCGGTGCAGCTGGACGTGATGAAGTGCGGACGGTTTCGGGAACCGTTCCTGCATGCACGCGCCATACATCCCGTTGAAGTCGATCGCGACGACTGTCCGGTCGGGGCGTTCCTCCTCGAGCACGAACACTTCCTGAATTGGAAGATGCCATGCGTGATAGAAGCGGAGATCTAAGCTGTTACGCTGTCTTACGGTGTTGCAGATGGTGTTCCAGCGCTCATCGCAGTAGGTCCCAGGCTCGACGAGGTGATCACCGTATCGTCTCAGCAGTGTCGATGCCGCGATATAGCTGGCGCGGGCATCGTTAGGGAAGACTTGGTCGGGTAGCCAAGGATGCGCGTCCTCCAGTGCGACGGGTGGGCGAACCCCCGGGTTCGCTAGCGTGACAAGATCAGCCTCCCTGCGGGTCAGAACGACGGCGCGTCCACGCGCGGGATGCTTGAATGTATCGAGGGGAACCGAACCCGCGTCGGAGACGATAGAGAAGCGATCGATGCCAAGCGCAATGAGACGCGGTACGGGCCTTGGTCGCCGTTTGCGCAACAAGCTAGGTCGTTCGTCTAGCTCAACGCCAGCAGGCGCATGGTATCGTGCGACCCAAGTCATTCTGGACGCGCGGCGCGCCTTATGAGGATCGTCGCGCACCGAGCTAGGGCGAGTTCGTTCACGGCCTGTGTTTGTTCTATGCGTCTTCGTGGCGGCCCGTTATGCATAACCGGCATGGCACAATCGTGAAGCATGTGCCGCGAGCCACGGTCCAGCGCAGCACGGACGGCGATCGGCATCAGGAACGTCAGCGGGTGTAAGTGACGTGAAGTCCAGTTCCGAATCGGTCGCGAACCGGCGGGCGCAACAGGCTCGGCTGTCGTGGCCCGCCGCCTCGCTACCTCGTACAAGCCGTCGAGTGCGCGGAGTTCTGCGAAAGACCTGACGTTCGCCTCAGTCACCATGAAGCGCAGGCGGGTGAGCGAGAGAAGGAGGCGCATTCGTTCACGGTCGATCTTCCCGGCGCGTTGGATCTCCACTGAATTTAAGATTGCCGTTCGAACTAATGCGGTGCGTTCGTATGCCACAAGCCCTTCGGCCGCCTCAACCTTCTTGATTGCGGTTCTGACGGCACGCCGCGCATCTGCAGCACCAGCAGGATCAAAATTGGATAACTGCTGGTCGAGAAGCGCCAAGTGGCCAAACGGCAGCACGGCTGTCCTTGCCGAGGCGAGTGTAAGCCGCTCCCACTTGGCATGACGTCCGATGGCGTAAGGGCGGCCGATTGCTAACAATCCATGGATAAGGGCACCCTCAAGGTCGAGCAGTTCCTCCCGACAGGAAAGGGACTTCTCGGCCTCGAGGACCGCCCATCGCCACTCGTCGGACGTAACGCCCTTAGCGCTCAGCGCAGATGCGCTGGTCCTGCGGCCGTCGAGAAGCGCAAGGTTGCCGATCGCGGCAAGATCGTCTTGGTCCCAGCCTTCCTTTGCCCATGAGTGCTGATCGTCCCAATCATCTCTCCCAACGGAAATGTAGTCATCAAGATCGCCTACCCAGATCCGCTCTACATCAGCGTAACTCAT